GTTTGTTGAAGGTTTTACTGTTCATAAGTAAAACGTCAGTTTTGAGTTCATTGCCGTCAAGCATATCAAACAGAGTCACAAATGAGCTCTTTTTGATAGACCCGTCGGAGTCTAGTGTTACTGTTGCCTCTTGATTCGCAGAATCCAAAGCGATAGCAGAATCAAACTTGGTCATCCAAGATTGATCTTCTTGCTTTTGAATATCTTTGATAGAGTTCTTTTCAATTACATCAGTCAGCGGCATTTCATATGCTAGAAGTTCTTCTTCAGTTTTCTGAAAATCATCAGAAGCTACTGCGAAGAACGGTATTTCGAAACGTTCGCCTGCAATGTAAGTTGTATCAGCTTCACCACGGAAGTTGATGATTGTAGCATTTGAGTCTGGTTCAATATCTACTATTTTTACCAGTCCTTCATGCTGCACTGAGCGTTGGCAGTCTGCCTGTGTTACGTACTCTGGGTTAATGATCTTTCTTGCAAATGAGACTTCGCGAATTTTTTGACGAATGAATGCAGATCCGGCCATAGCCACTTTATCCATTCCTTCTTTTGAATCCATCTTCTGTAAGAATAGTTCATTAATAGTATCGGCTGTTAAATCCATAATATAATTCTCCTAATCCTTATTTAGTTGTGAACTCTACGCAGTTCGTGAAAGTTGTACCTAGTAAAGTAATACTAGCAACTTTTCTCATTACAACGCCTACAGATGTTACTGCAGCAGTTGTTTTAGCAAGTTTACCCGCGCTGTTAACTGTCAGGTTATCTCCCTGTGCAAGTCCAGCGTAATCAGCTACCTGATCGGTGATAGCACGCATGTAACCGTCAAAAACGGTTAATTTGCCTGTAGCAGCGATGTCGGGTGTCCAACCAACTGTACCGTCACGGTTTGATTCTGACCAGACTGGAAAAGCCAGTCTTGTTGCGCCTGATGGAAGGTCAAATTCGTCACTAGAATTTAGGGTTACCCAAGTTCCTGTAACACCACTTGCTAACGCGCCAGCTGTTGCTGTCTTGTCGAAGCGATTTGCCCTTTTCAGGTCACTCAATAGTTTTAACATTTAGGAATTCCTCCTCTTTATTTATTGCAGATAGTCGTCTACTAATAGTGCGGAAATTACACTTCGTCCAATAACATTGCTGTTAGTGGGTCCATGTCTCCATTGTCCGCTCCCTGGGAACTGAGTGATCCCAGGTTTAGTTCTCCAGTTTTCGTAAGTTCAATTGCTTTGGATATAATCTTAAGTTCATCAAGATCATTCTCCATGTACGTAGCGTATTTTTCCATGGCTTCTCTTCCAGAAATATCAGAGGCTGTCTTTTCCAAGATCTCCTCTACCATTCCTCTCCGTTCTTCCATATCTCTATACTCCTGTACTTCAGCACTTAAATTACGCAAATGAGAGGCCGCTGTTTTCATTATATCGTTTTGTGTGATACTCATAATAGGCCCTCCTGTTGAATATTATTTATTTTGGGATGCGCCTTCATAATACTGCGCAATCTCGTTAATTTTTTTATCGTTCTTATTTTTCATGTAGTAACCAGTACCCGCTGCTGCTGCTGCTCCACCGACTATGAATGGTACAACTGCGTCGCCAAGCGCGCCTTCTTCCGCGTTACCTGATAATTTTTTAGAACGTCTAGCCAATTCTTTAGCTTCTGCTGTAAGTTTGGCTGCATCATTTTCAATCTCAGCAATACGTACACCTTTGTCAGCCGCACGTCTTACCTTTTTAGCTTTTTGCATATCAGTCATTGCTCCAAATCCACGTCTGGCTGTACCAACTCTGAATCCCTGTTTTTCAAGTTCTTCTTGATTGGTGCCAACTATGTCTTGTAGCACTGCTAATTTAGCTAAGTCATCTAATAATGTATCTTCTTCAGAAAAAGCATCTAGAAGTTCAGCGGTTTTTTCAACCTCTTCTAAATCTAGAGCTTGGTTTGGTTCGGATACATTACTAGTATCTTCTACAAAATCTGAAATCTTCATATTAGCTCAGTGCCGCGCTTCCTACTAAAGCTGCACCGCCTCCTGCTGCCGCACCTGCCCAAACACGCTCGTCTTTCCACCAGTCTGCCTGACCTTTTTTATCAGGGGTTGGAGGTGCCATTGGAGTATTTTTTGCTGGATTAACTTTTTTGTTAACTTCTGACATCCTTCCGCGTTGTTTGCCTTTGTAGTATTTAGTTTTTAAAACTTCTTCCTTTCCGTGCATTCCAACTGCTTTCCTGTCTTTGCCAGTGTTTCCACCAGCCTTACCAGTTTTTTTCTCCATTAACCGTTCTGAAGCTTTTTTCTTTCCAGCTGGAGATTTGTAGGTTTTGGCGTTTACAGTTTTATTTGTAGTTCTCTGCGCTCCACCAACACCCTCTAATCTCGCAATATTTTTTTGTTCTTTTAAAATATCGTTCTTATTAGTTAGTCCTTTTAAAACTGATTTTCGCTTTTTAATGGCGCTCCCCAATCTATTAAGAATAACTTTTTTTGCTGCAATCTTATAAAAAGCTCTACCCATTTGGTCAGCCATGGCTACCTTTGTAAAGGTAGCCGCGGCATCGCCGGTAGGTAAGATGAGATCATTATAATATTTACTCATTCTTGACCTCCTAATTATTCAGTAAGTTCTGCTTCTATTTTTGCCTGTTCGTCAGCAAAAGCGTGAGCCATGATACGGCCTAGCTGATCATACTCAGCTACTTTTTCTTGCTCATCGTCTTGTGCTAGATCACTGTCAATCATAAATTCAGCTACTTTGATTACGTCGTCTTCGTCGTAATCTTCACCATATTCTTCTGATAATGCTTCTTCAGCTAAGCTTGCATATTTAACAACAGCATTAATACGCTCTTGGCTAACTGCTTCAGCTTCCGCTACTTTCTGCATATCTTCATATGTTTCTAATAAGTTACCCATTATTACACCTCCTCTTCTGGAAAGTATCTTTCCATTAGAGCTTCTGTGATTTTCAAAGCTCCTGTTTTAACTGCTTCTGCTCCAGGTACGGCGGCACGTTCTTGTGCTTTACCCATATCTGCTGCTAGAGGCTGGTTGCCTTCCATTGGATCAATTTTGCCTAGAGGCTGTGGTCCAGCAGGTGTAGCGATTTCGCCAACTCCTACTTTGTTTGCAGCTGTGTATTGAGCGATAAGCCCATTAGCTGCAGCTTGTGCTTGCTGATGACGCTGTGCTGGTTCTCCACGACCCACTTCAATAGCTGGGTTGATTGGAATTGCACCTGGATCAGCTGGATACTGTGCTACTGGAGCAACTGCCAACTTATTCAGTTCGTCATGAAAAGCACGAGCCATGATACGTCCTTGTGCATCTGCTTCGGCTACTTTATCCATTTCAGAATCTTCTAGAGTTTCGGGTGTCTCCATCACTTGCTCTTCTACTACTGGTGCTGCTGATGCAACTTTTTCAGTGTCTTGTAGAGCGGCGTTAAAATCTTCTGCTGGATTTTCAGTCTCGGCTAATGCCTCTAGGACTTGTTCCATATTAATTCCCATATTATCATTCCTCCTGATTATATATGTGTTACGTCGTTAAAAAGTATATCCAATTTATCTGCTGATAGCGTAGATATTACTTTCCTTATATTGTCATTTTGCGATGACATTTTTAATAAACTTGATTGTACTTTGCCTAATCCCCATCCACCTGCAACACTTGCAAGAAAAGGATGTTTTCTAATTAGATTTTGAACTTGCCCAATTTGTTCGCCTTTGCGAACTTTAGACTCTTGGTGTCCAGCATAAACATATGATGCCGGAACCGCTAACAGGTACCTTGATAGTATGTTAGGGTCTGAAATATATCCTGCTGATTTATGCAAATCTTTTTGAATTTGAAGTGCAGCTAAACTTCCAGCTCCTACTAGGATTGGAATTAGCCATGGGCGTCTTAATAAAAAAGCATCTAATTTACCAGTACGCTCTACACCACCAATATGATCGGTGGCTTTTTGCATTCCATAAAATAATCCCGAAAGAGACGCTGTGGCTAATAGTGGATTCTTGTATGGTAGTAATTTAGGATCTTCCTCTACGCCCAAAAACACCTTTCTAATTTGTGAAGGGTCTTTTTTTAAATAGAATTCATTGTCTTCTTTTGAATCGCCCATAGCCACCTTTTCTAAAATACGAGCAGTCACTAATGGTTTAGTCAGAGCTCTCTCTTTTATCAGGTGTGCATATTTGACGGCTAGCTTATCATTAAAGTTTGCTAATGATATATCTTCTGAGATTATAGGGCGAGTATTCTCGTCTATATCTATCAGACATATCTTATTAGCGTCTAAGGCTTCAGCCAACTTTTCCTGTCCCTGAGAATACAAAGCGACTCTTTGAAAGTCCATAGGCGTTGGCATAATGCGCATTCCCATCAAGGTAGAACACACTTCTCCTAAAGAAGCGCCCTTTACCATAGCTTTTAATTCGTGTTTTGGTATCTCAGGTTGAGACAAAAATATATTCCCGTTTGGGTCTTTTGTTATTGTTTGTACTTCTGCTGAGGACTCAACTTCTTTATAAAGATCAGCTTCTTTAAGGGCGGCCTCCCTTAAAAACTCTTCTCCTAATTCCGCGCTGGATCTAGCAGATACAGTACTAGCAATTTTTTGCATTACTCCTGCTGTAGCGTCTGCTGGTATAATAACAAAACTTATATCAAAGAACTTCGCTGCAGGATTAATTGCGTACGTTTTTCTACCATCTGGATATACTCTATTCATTTCATATTTGAGATGTCTACAGTAATCAGGTAGTTTTTTTGCTTTGTGCCCACATATTGAGCATTGGTCATAAGGAGTTCTCATACCCATTGATACAGCTGGATACTCTCCTTGTTGGATTCGGTTTACAAATCTTTCGTCTTTATTCTCGTCTAGCTCACAAACAAGTTCTACACGGTGCATGTCTTTATTATATGAACTGTGTAAAATTTTACCTAGAGCTGTTTCTGGATTTTTATTCTTGTGATGTTTATATACGTGACCTTGGTCTTCAAAATGCTTATGATATTTTTCAAGTACAGGTTCCCCTATATAGTCGCCGTTTCTATTCGGCCCATACCATTCACCTGCAGATAGTGCATTTACCAATACATAAACTTTAGAATCCTTTATTTCAAGGTTCTTAATGTAGTGGTTTAGCTCTGAAGATATTTCGGCTGTTTTGGTTAATACACCTGGGTGTACCAGTTCCATCTCAACGCCATTCTTATCCTCAGGATAGAATTCTAAGCGTTTATACATTTATTGTATACTTGGTGTTTTGATGCCGCCGGCATTGCCAGCTATCGATCCAGCTAGTCCGCTTCTATGTGGATGTGCTTCTCCATATGCTTTCTGCGTCGATACTAGATCTTTAATAGTAGAATAAGGTGGTCCTCCCACTTCTTCATACTGGATAGCCTGCTTAATATATGCACCAGCTGCCAAAGGATCTTGTGCAATAGCTGGAGCAAAGTGGATTAGTGAATCCCAATACTTTTTAACTAGTAATTGGTCTTCTCCCTTTAACTCAGGTCTATGGTCTAACATATTTTTATAATCATGATTCTGTGCTGCTTGCACTTTATCTCTTGTGGCATAGTCAACACTTTTTGCCATTAAATAATTTGATGCTGCAAATGCTGGTGCTGCTAATGCTCCAAACATTAATGCTTGGGCAGGGCCAGATGCGGCTTTTTCCATGTCACCGCGAACTAAACTTTCCAACTCTGCTTTGAAAGCAGCAGTTTTCAGCATAGTACTGTCTGTGATTTTACCTTCTTTATAAAGGTTTAAGATCTTTTCCACGTTTGACATATTCTCTTGTAAACCTCACATTTGCTTTAGACGCTTGTGTACGTCCTTTTGCTTTACCTAATCCTATTCCAGCAACTCCAGTTGCTAAACTAGCTGATATTGCTTTGTGGCGAATTACGCCAGTTGTTATACCCTTAACTACTTCTCCACCAACTCCAGCACCGTGTCCTGCAGTCTGCCCTAACGATTTTAGAAATTTTCCTAAACTACGTCCTGCTGGGCCAGCAGCTTCTTTTTGTATTTCTTTTAGAGTAGTATACTCTTCACGAAGTACTGACATTTTAATTAAGCTTTCTACCAATGGATGTGATCTATCAAGTATTCCAGTTGGAGCATCTACTTCATCAAAATTAATTCTTGCTGCTTCTTTTTTTAGTTTTACCGCATAGGCATCTGCGATTAGGGATGTTGTTGGGTCTGGGACTGCTATAACCATGGCCTGTTTAATTAAATCAAATTGGCCTGATTCTAATGCTGCTTGTTTTACTAGATTATATAATGTAGTAGATTCTCTACTGAAAGATTCATCTACTTCTTCTAATCTGCTAGTAACTGCTGCGTTAATATTTTTGGATGCTTTCTTAATAAATTCTTCGTCGGATGCATCTAATCTTTCAAGTTCATCGTCGGATAGTGAAGATACTATTTCAAAATCTTCTGGAATTATAATTTTATCATAATCATAGTTTAATGCTGCAGTCTTCTCAACATTAAATTTTAGACTAGAAGCTATCTTCTCTGAATCAGCTGGATCAAATTCTATGTATTTATCATCTGCTGCGTTATTTAATTTCAAATAAGTTTCCACATTAGCCTGCTCTACAACACGAGCTACCTGTGCGGAATTTAATCCGTAGTGTTCAGCTATCTTAGTGATAGAAGTATTGAGCGGTTTGTTAGAACCAACATACTCTGCCGCTGCAGCTTTACCCATATTCTCGAAGTCCTTACCCATAAACATAGTATAATATAGTCTCCATTTATTAATTTGTCAAGTAATATTTTATTTTGTTTTCCACAATAGTTTGGAGCCTTTTCTAAGATTCTCTTTAGCAGTCAAAATTTGTAGATTATCTTGATGATGTAGTCCACCTTTAGACAGCGGTATAATATGATCGACATGATGCTGTGTTTTTGTGTCTACTGTAAGTTGTTGTGCTTCTTTATAAAATTCTAATATTTTGTCTTGGTCAGAATCTGGAGAAGTTTGATTTAATTTTAGACTACGTCTCTTGGCATCATAGGCTCTTAATTTTTCTGGATTATCCTTGCGCCACTTTTTGATTTGTTTACTAATAGTATATTTGTTAGCTTTTCTATAGGCTATAGAATATTGTGGATTTTGTTCTCTCCACTTTTTGTGCCTTTCGCTAATATCTTCTTTATTAATATTATAATGTTTCTTGTGTCTTTCGTCAATTTCTTCTTTATTTGTTTTATAATAATTGACATTTTGCTCTTTTATTTTTTGTTTATTATCAATTTTATATTGTTGATCACAATTTTTGCAGCTAAATTTTAAACCGTCTTTAGCAGCACGATCCTTAGAAAATTGCTGACTGCCCTTTTCCATTTTACATTTTGTACATTTTTTCATCTAATATACTTCCGCTGAGGCTGATTTGTGTCTGAATGCTGTTTCGCCGCCATAAATCAAGCTTTGAAAGAAGTCGTCTGGGTCTGTATTGGAATAACTAACCTTTCCACGCTCCTCATCATAATTAGTATTAATATTCATTATATCCATTGCGAATGGTTCGAAGTCTTCCCATCTAGGAAATATAATATTTCTATGTTTGATCATATGGAAGTATTCTGTCATAACCTGTGTTCTATTTAGGGTGAACGCTGGCATCTTAGTATTCCATTGTGATCTTTCTTTTTGATTTGGAACATGCTGGTAAGCGATAACTTTCTCAAAAGATGTTCGTTTTCTTATCTCCGCATTAGGAGCTTCTCCTAAACCGTAATCTGCACCAATTAATCTTGCACCCCATTTACCATACTGTTTAGGGATGTTCTCGTGAATATACCCAAAGTCTGCTTCTGGACCAAGATACTTCTTAGCATAAACAACCTTTAGTTTATCTCCCTCAGTTTGTAACACTGTCATAACGGTGTTAGATTTAGTAGAGTTTGTTGGACCATAATCTAGTCCGATGTAAGTAGGTGTTGACCCTGTGATTCTGTCTGGACTCTCTAACATTGGCCCACCTGTGCAACAAGCTTTGACCTCAGCTAGTGTTACTGGTTTGGCACCAGAGTCATACTCTAGACCTAGTTTCTCATTAAAGAATACGCCCTCAGAGTGTTGCTTACGATAGTCCTGGATATCTCTTTTCCAATCAACCCATGGTGCGTTCGCGAACATCATAATGTTAATTCTAAATCCTTGATGGATTGCATTTGGGTCGCCTGTCATAGCCCATACACCTTGACGTGTATCTAGTGGTTTACCACAGTAGCGGCAGATAACTCCAAAGTCACCAAGATTCTTTTCATCTAACATATTCCATTTCTTACAACCGCCATGGTCTGGATGGTTCTGGCATTTGACCATCCACTCATTTTTAGTGGATAGTGCCCAAAGCCTCGCCAACGTTGTCGTCGAAGTCTTTGGTGTGCCTGAGAACATACTCCATTTAAACATAGACCGTGACATTGTTTCCTGCACAACAGGAATAATATCTGGAAGTAAATCCTGGACTTCATCAAAGAAGTTAGCGTCCGCTGAGATTCCTCTCAGTCTATCAGCAGATTGTAATGCATATCTCATATACATCTTAGAGTGATTTAATAGGCTCTTAGTAAATACATTCTGATTAAGAGCACTAGACATAAGATGTTTATGTATATATGGTGTTTGTTCCATAACCGTTTGAACACGGTCATTGGAGAAAATTTTAGTTTGATCAACAGTGGGCGAGATATAAAGTGTTCTAAAACTCTTATGTAGCACACTGTTGGCTAACATTATATTAGCTAACGTGGTTGATTTGGATATCTGTCTACTGGTATTTAACACGATACTGGGATGCATACTATCATATACTGGACGCATAAACTTGTAATCGTCTAGTGATAGTGGTAGGGTGTTCAAGAAGAACATACCCTCTGCAAGCATTGATCGTGTTAACTGCGGGTTCATTATCTAGCTCGTCTGGCCTCTTCGCGTTTTCTTCTTCGTTTGGCTGTAGGCTTTTCGTAGAACTCATTGTTCTTTACATCTTGTAAGATGCCTGCGCTTTTCACTTGATTTTTAAACCGTCTGATAAGTGCTTCAATTGACTCGCCTGGATATTTAGGCCGTACTTCGATTCCCATGTTATTTTTTGATTAGTTTTTCCATATATTTATATAGAATATTTTGCTGTGATTCTCTGGGGGTTCCCCACCCAAAGTAGTAAGCATCTTTGCGCCCCTTTTCTAGATCCTCATACATTTTTAGTTTATCATGTTTGTGGTTAAGGGATTTCGCATATAGTTTTGCGTAGGTGATTTCGTTTCTAAACTCTTCTCTCGGGTCTCGTATATCTTTGTATAACTTTGGGGGTACTGCCCACACGTCGCGCACGAGGTCGTACACTGGGTACTCAGCACCTTCCCAAGTCATGATACCATAGTTTTGTAAGTGGTAGTTAATTGGGTGACTAGTGCCTGGCAACATCCGTTCATTTTTAGATTTTACATATTTCTTTGATCCTTCTATATCAAAACCTTCTCTGAATATCAGATTGATGTCGACATCTGAAGAATCGCCATACTGTCGACCAGCCATACTACCTAATAGATATACACCTACAACAATACCTGGTGTAAGTATTTTATTAATATCTTCGAATATATAAGCTCGCACGTCTGCACGAAGCTTTTCATCTGAGGTAAATAGAGCAGAGCTTAGCTGCGCTAATGGCTGGTCAAACAGTGACATTATTTAAGCTTTTGCGCCTGCGCCGCTAGTTCCACTCTTAGAAGGACCAGATGCTACGTTTTTCTTAGCAGTTGCTTTCTTAGCAGTTGCTTTATGTTTCACTTTACTTCCGTAAGCTTTATTGATCTGGTTCTGAGCACTTGCGTATTCAGATGTACCTTTCTTATTAGAATTACGTCTCTTAACAGCATCACTCAATGTTGATCCGCCGCTAGATTTATTTTTCTTAACTGCTTTGCTCCAATTGTCGCCAGCTTGTTTTTTATCACGCGCACCTTGAGCTGCTTTCATTCTTTTAGAATTTTTAAGGGTTGTTTCTTGCTTTATTCTTTTTTGACGCCCTTTAACTGAGTCAGCATTTCCAGCTTTATTGTCGGCTTTACTTTTATTTACCATGGCAGTTTGCTGTTTTTTTACTGAGCGTTTTTCTTTTCTTGCGGCACGTCTTTTTTTCATTCCGCCTCTTACTTTGTCTAAGAATGCTTCTTTAACAAGTTCAACACTCTCTTCTGTAATATATTTCATTATACATTTCCTCTATTTTGTCTTAAGACTCTACGGTCCGATGGAAGTACTCCCTCACGTCCCGCTCTTGCTCGCCCTACATAACCTCTGGCCTGTAGTGCTCTACCCATGAAACCTAATCCGTAGCCTGCTCCCGCTCCTATTGCGGCACCCGCCAAGGCTCCAGCTGGGCCACTTTTGCCGCCCAGTACTGCGCCCATAACACCAAGACCGATCGCTCCTGATGTTGGGTTAGTCATTGCTCTTGATATTGGATATGTTTCGTCTTTATCAGTAACTTCCATGTTACTCATTATTAATTTTTCTTTTTCTGTTATTCCAGGAGACCCCGCATTTACACGTCCCTGCATAGCCCTAGCATTTATAGCTCTTGGGATATTATAATAATTCCAAGAACTGAGTGAGTTATACCCTCTAGTTAATGGATAAGTGCTTTGGTCTTCTGCAGCCTGTTTTACCATGTATTTCATATATGCCAACTTCTCAAAGAAATCTGAATCAACTATATTTTTATAATGATTCCCTCCTACTTTGAAGGCTGCCTCCTTTTGTTTACGTATTATTTCCGATACTCCTGGAAATTTGTCTGGATGGGTCTTCTGTGCCCACCCATAATATACTTTCTTAACTTGTTTTTTGTGAGTAGTTTTTTTCTGGTTTATTCCGAAGAAATTTGTAGCGTCGTCTATTCCTGAGTTAGCAGCCGTTCTTCTAGCTTGATCTTGATAGCTTCCACCACCGCCCCCAGTTTTCCTTCGCCCTTTACTTCTCCCATAGTTACCGTATTGGCGATTCCAGTCATTTTTGAAAGAATCTTCAAACTTTTCCCATGATTGTTGTTCGGTCTTAATTGCACGCCCCACAGCTTTACCATATCCTACGGCTGCTGCTCCGACTGCGGCGCCTCCAGCTATAGCTAGAATTTTATCAGATTTGGGCATCTTATCATTTCCACCTACTGCGGCAGCGCCTACTGCGCCACCTACGACCGCCCCTGTTGCATAATATTTCATTAGTTTAAATCATCCAGGGTTACTATGTTTGGGGTCTCTTTACCTACTGCATTAATTTCTTTGAATGGGTCTGGCTGTTCTTCGACCGCACCCTCTTTCTTTTTCTTCTTTGGTGTTATAGTATTGTTTTCAGCATGTGCTGCAAGAGCTTTACCAAACAGTGCGTCGAGATCAGTAGCTGAGTCTTGATCTGAATTCAGATCTTTCTCTACCTTCTCTAGGCGTTCTTGAACCTTGAGCATAAGCATACCCCATTTGTGTGCTTGCTCCGGTTGTCGTGTACTTTGTTCTTTGAAATTATAGTAACTATCTACGGTCATGTCGCGCAACATAGCGTCAAATGACTTGTTGGGTGCAACACCCAGTTTCCACATTAGATAATCTTTCTCTTCTTCAAGAGCCATACTATAATACATTTTTAATTGTGGGTCTCGGACATTGTTAGTATAGTCATCTTTCTCATACCTCGACCATTTACTAATATTAAAAAAATACTTTAAAAACGTGTCGAGATCGGCACTGCTATATTCTATATCATACTTGCCGTTGACTATCAGTTCTATGTCCTCAGGAGTTACACCGCTCATAGCAAGGGATGTAATAGTCCTATACATATTTGGATCGTTTAGTACTTTATAAGAACCATCGATTCCGTCTGTAGACTCGGCCACTTGTTTGTCGAACCGATGTCCGAACATTGCCTCGACATCGTGTTCCCGTAGCCAACCTAAGTCAACTACGTCAGTCCCTGCAAAGTAGTCTTCCTGGCCGAGTTTAAGTTTATCGCGCATTGCGTTAACTTCCTTAGATGGAGGAGCCTGCAGGCTATTCTTTTGGAGATCTTTCATGATCTCTTGATTGCTGAGTTTACCAGCTACTAATGTTAGTATATATTTATCGTGTGGGAATTTCATTTCTTCTTCTTCTTTTTATTTGCGCCTAGTAATGACATAGCCCCTACACCGACAGCTAGTGCCCCGCCACCTTTCAAGGCTTTATTAATAGTAGAAGTGGATTTAGCTGCTCCGCTGGAATGTGCCATAATGCTGTCTACGATATTCGCTTGAGATTTTATAGAGGGTTTAATCCCTTTAGCTCCCGCTGCTTGCATTTTCTTATAATCCTTAGATGCTTCGTTTAAGCCTTTACTGACTGCTTTCTGGTTGTTTACGCCACCAGGTTCTATTTTGTCGCCTAACTGGATATGTTTTCCTTGACCACTACGAAGGAATGTTCTAACATTACCGCCTTCATGATTGGCATAGCTAGATGGAGCTTCTGTAAAAGTAACAACTGGTTTCCCGAGAGCTCTTAACTCTGCAGTAGTAGATCCGCCTGGTCTGGTGACTATTAGGTCAGCCTCTGCCATGTGTTTCTTATAATCTGTCTTCTTTGGGTCCCATACTGTTAGGTTCTTTGGAAGTTTCTTGTTTGAGTTTAAATGCTTACGGGCAACCGTGTCACCTGATCCAGGAAGAACAGTAACATTTACTTTCTGTCCACCTTTATTATAATGATCGGCTACCATGGGCCCAACCTCATGAGTTCTTAACCCAAGGGCTCCTCCCATAACAACAACGTTCTTAATCTGATTTTTATTTGAAGTGACTTTTCCGAAGTTCTTTAATACTACAGGTACTTCGCCGGTGACATTAATCTTCTTGCTTGATACTCCAGCGTCTCTTAAACTTTGTCTAGTTGTTTTATTTGGTACATGATATGTTCCGGCATTATCAGTTTTCCATAGATTTGGAGATACCTCATAATCTGTGGCAACTAGGTCTATA